TTCAATTTCTTCTCTAATGAGTTTCATTGGAATTAACCCCCTACAATTTGAACTTGTTGTGCCTTAATAACGGCATTACTACCACCACCTCTAATACCAGCAACTTTAAATACATTCCTCAATTCAGCATAATTAGATGAACTATATGCAGTCGCAATTGCAACTGTATTTGCTGCTACAGTAATAATTCTACCAAAACCTTGAGTTCCGTTACCAGAACCACTAGCAGATTTTGTATTTACTTCAGTAACAATAGCACCAGCAACAGCATCATCATAATAAGACTGGTCTGTTACTGTTAAATTAACTGTATCTCCAACAGTAAATTGAGAACCTTGCCCTTCTTGGAATTCTATAGTAGTGGTTGCTCCAGTTGTAATTCCAACAACTGGTTGAGAACGAGCTTGTCCAATACTAATTACTTCTGGTCTATCTGCGACCACATAATAATTTGCGGTAGTAGCAGTTGGATTAGTACCAATTGCAATATGGGCATCCTGATCGATAGCAACAACTCTCAGATACTGTGTTTTCTGCGGTATTGCGGATGATTGTACGCTCGAATCTGTTGCAGTGAAACTTACAAGATCTCCGACTTGTTGGTGAGCTGACATTATAGTTCCAAATTCATTGTCCTATTTATTTATAAATCCACCTTATACGCCGTCCCCACCAACCGATGTTGAAGTATCAGTTACAACAGGGACTCCTGTTTCTGGATGAACCTCTGGAGTTTCAACTTCTGATTCTGGTTGGTCTGCATTAAATTGACTTTTTGCTACTTCTGGGCGATATGAATCTACCCTCTCTGCAGATTTTGCAAAAAGCATATCCTTAATTCTATCGCTGATTTGTGAAGGTGATTTATCAGCAATTATCATATCCATAAGTTCACCTTGGACATCATTCATATCAGGCATTTTAATTAATTATCAGTAATCCCTAATATTTATGTATCAATACTATTGGGAGTTATCAGCATCATTGGAAGAATCTTCACTAAGAGGAATATCTGTGTCATCCATATGATGATGTGTGTAATTATAATCAGAAATCATTCTGAATAAATTACCTTTAAAATTCTCTAAAAACTTTTTTTCACCTTTAGGTCTTTCTGGTTCACCGGGCCATATTGATTGGTAATAGTCAATAGAACTCCATAAACTTCTAACATCTCTAATATTCAATCTAGTTTCAGCCCACCATTCTAAATCATCTTCTCGGTCTGGATAGGTATACTCATTCTTATGCCCACCATCTGCCATTATATCTCTCCACCTTTTGGTTTAACGATATTGGCATCCGCAGTCATACCTTTAGTATCTACATTCATAGATCTTAAAGCTGCATCAGGTTCACCTTCAGTAGCACCAAGTTGAGTTGGGTCAACAGGTCTCATTCCACCACTACCTTCTGGGTCAAGCATCATTTCTTGATCAATTGCCATTGGATCAGCAATAATACCATCCTTAATTTCTTTTTTAATTAACTTATCTTGTTCAAGTATTTCCTCATCAGTTTGACGAAGTACTTGACGACGAATCCAATCTTGAGAATAGTACTTTCCAACATATGGTTCTACAGTGGCAAGTAATCCCAACCTTTCATTCATTAATTCAGTTTCTTTTAATTCAGTAAAATG